TGTAAAAACAATAGAAAACAATGCGTTAGCATTGTATATAGCTGCAAATCCGTAGGATTTTACACACATACAGTCATGGTATGACTACCCGTGCATGAGCCATGGCGGGTCTATACGTATGCGTATACCCATAATGACAGAGGGGTGGTATTTTAGTTGGTAACTACTTCTAGGTTACCACCTATATAGAATAATATGTAGTAATATCAGGGATTTAATACTTTTATTGGAAATATATTCTTTTATATGTAGTATTTACGCAAGGATATTCTTTTTATCGGCTAATAAAAGAAGATTCTTCTCTTGACTTTGGGAGAATGTATATAGTTCAAAGACATATATGTAGTGTTTTCATGTTGATAACAACATATATTAATATTATTAATAATATTTCTTACATTAGGGCTTGACATATGATAGAATGGCGGTATAATTACTTATAGTATAATACTTAGAGGTATTAATACTTAATAGATAATAATACTTAATAGTTATTATTATTAATAGTTATATTCTTTAAGGTATATGTAAATTTTTTTCTGTCGTAGGTAATAAAATCCTTGACATCGAATTTTCAAAACGTATAACTAAGGATAATTATTTTGCCCAAGATGTATTCTCACGACAATGTAATCGAAGAGTTCTATAAAGCTCTTGCAGATGAAGACGAGGGCAGACTTAGAAGAGTTCATATCCCAAGGTCAGATGTATTTTATGTACGAAAGAAGATACACGAAGACACTGGGATAAAATATTCTTTAGATCATGTAGAACGTGCAATGTACCTAGAGGGTATGTTGGAACGAAAAGACGTATTTGAACCAAGAAGAAAAAGAGATTGGGAATAATGGTAGAAGAGTATGACCTAGATAAGAACGGTAAGCTAGATGCCGAAGAGCGTGAGATTTACCTAGAAGACAGACGTAGAAAAATGGAAGATGAAGATGCCAAGCGTGATGCTCAACGCAACATGACTTGGTTTGCTTTATCTGGAATGGTACTATACCCTATGGGTATCTTTCTTTGTACGTTACTTAACATGGATACAGCAGCAATGTTGATAGCAGACATAGCTAATATTTATGTCGTATCAGTATCAGCACTTGTTGGCGCATACTTTGGCTTTACTGCAATGGGAAATAAAAAATGATAGGACAATTACTAGGACCAGTATCACAATTAGCAGGTACGTGGTTAAATGGTAAGGTAGAAGAGAAGGCTGCACAGAATAAAGTGAAGGTAGCCAAGGCAGAAGCGGAAGCTCAGATAATGCTTTCAGCCGCTACGTCAGAAGCGGAGTGGGAAAAGATAATGGCCCAGGGTACTCAGAACTCGTGGAAAGACGAGTACCTGGTTTTACTTTTTTCAATCCCATTAATTTTGGCATTTTTACCTTTTGAATGGGCTAACGCAGCAGTAGCTAATGGCTTCGCTGCATTGGAGTCCATGCCCCAGTGGTATAGCTATACCTTGGGTGTAATCGTGGCAAGTAGCTTCGCTGTAAGATCAGCCACTAAATTTTTCGGGAAATAAACATGGCATTTAGATTATCAAATAGATCACTAGACAAACTAGAGGGTGTCCACCCTGATATGGTGGAGACAGTAAAAAAAGCTATAGAACTGACGAAAGTAGATTTCGGAGTTACGTATGGTGTAAGAGATTTAGCAGAGCAGGAACGTTTGTTTAAATCTGGCAGATCCCAGACTATGAATAGTAAACACCTGATACAAGACTCAGGATATTCACATGCAGTAGACGTAGTAGCTTATGATGGATCTAATGTCGTATGGGAATTAAATGTATACGATGATATTGCTGATGCAATGAAAGCAGCAGCGAAAGAAGTTGGTTGCGCTATCAAATGGGGTGCAGCTTGGTCAGTGGGTAATATCGTAGACTATGGTGGTACAATGGAAGAAGCAATGAATGAATACATTGACCTTCGTAGATCACAAGGCCGTAGGCCATTTATTGATGGACCTCACTTTGAATTGATGGTATAATAATGTCTATACCTGAACGTGTAAAAACCAAAATGAAAGAAGAGGGTTTGAAAGGTGTAAACAAGCCTAAAAGAACTCCTAGTCATCCTACAAAGTCACATTGTGTAATGGCAAAAGAAGGTGACACATATAAGTTTATTCGTTTTGGTCAGCAAGGTGTAAAGGGTGCAGGTAAAAACCCTAAGTCTAAAAAAGATAAAGCACGTAAGAAAAGTTATTATGCTAGACATAATGCTCAAGACTCTAAGCCTAGTAAACTAAGTGCTAGGTATTGGTCACATAAGGTTAAGTGGTAATGTGGTTAGCTGTAGTACTAGCGTGTAGTACACCGTATGCTCAGTCATGCATTGTGTTTGCGAAACAAGATGATTTGTTTCCAACAGAAAAAGCATGTAAAGAAGAAGTAGATATGGGTGTAGATATAATGGAAGCACAAGGTTTCTTTGCTAGACCTGCTTGTTTTAAGATAGGAACAAGTCTATAAATGCCTTACTTAACAAGTAGTATTCCTCACTTTAAAGCGTGGGTACGGAGAGAATATACAAAAAACTTAGAGGAATATCATGGAGAGTTCCTACATTGCATGGTCATTGGTGTCACTACTATGCCAAACAGGACTCTTAGCTTTCAAGTTATTTTTACAGGTTGTGAGTCTGATGATAGTGATAGCCCCAATATACATGGTGGTGCGATGTGGGCTAGATTACCTCTTGTAGCACTTGTAGCAGATACACCGTTAGACGAATGGCCTCAACAATTACCACCATACTTGGCGCAGCCTTGGGATTGTATGTCGCATTATCATGCAGTTTACAAACTGGAGAGAGCGACCCCAGCACCTTGGATAGCGAAAGTAGATGGGGAGTTTTATCCAGCTAAATATTATTTTACAGTAGACTACACAGATAGTGAAGTTGCTGATGATCCAGCCCAACACAAACAATCTCATGTATTAGAGTTGTTAGATGCTGGACAATACACTGGTAACATAGTTGCGTTGCCCAATAACAGAGTGAGAGTAACTCACCCAGCGTGGTTTGAAACTGGAGAAGGTGCTCCAGACTTTAAACCTAATCAACATATGTTTAACTCGAAAGAAAACGTAGACTATGTATGGGATACGCAACGAGTGTTTAACAATTTATACAGTGAGGATAAGGAATATCAATGATGAAGAAAAAAGGTTATGCTAAAGGTGGCATGAAGAAAAAAGGTTACGCAATGGGTGGCCTTAAATCAGTACCTACAGGTAATACAGGTTTAAGCAAATTACCTGAAGGGGTGCGTAACAAAATGGGTTATATGAACAAAGGTGGTATGACTAAGAAAAAAGGTTATGCTAAAGGTGGTATGAAAAAGAAAGCATACGCCAAAGGTGGCAGAGTAGCTATGTATAATGTAGGTGGTATGGTTAAATCTTCTGGCACAATGAATACTGGTATTAGAACTGCCAAAGACACTTACAATAAGTAAAGGATAAAACAATGGCTATGTCACTTCGTTCATATATGAACGCTCAACTAAAAGCAATGGGTAAAACAGTTAAACAAGCTCAAAAAAATGCTCATAAATATAAAAGTATTGCAGCAGCTAAAAAAGCTGGATCACTTTATTACACAGATAAAAATGGTAAAATAATGGCTGCAGTATATGCAGAAGATCTTAAAAAGTCTGCTCCTAAACCAAAACCTAAACCAAAACCAAGACCAAAGGTTACTTCTAGACCTCTTAACAATGTTAAAGGTGGTCGTGGTGATGGTACTACGGAAAGAAATACAAGACTACTTGATCCAAAGTCACCACAAAATAAACCTAATATAGGTATGAGTACAAAAGAACTTAGAGCAAGGCAAAGAAAATTACGAACAAAAGTAGCTAATGCTAGAGCTAAAGGTAAAGATGATAAAGCTGCATCAAGAGAAATAGCTCAAATTGACAAGATGATTAAACAAAGGACAAGATAAATGAAAAAATTACTACTAGCATCTGCAGTTGCAGTTGCAGCCACATCAGCATCAGCAATGGACTTAGGTTATGGTTTATCTGTCGGTGCTGAAACAGAACTTACTTACACTACAGGAACAGAAGTCTGGACAATGGATGTAACACCATCTGTTGGTTTAGGTGCATTAGGGGCTTCTTTTACTGCTGAAACAACTATAGATGTATTAGACCTAAATAATGGTGATATCTTTACTGGTGTAGATTGGAAAGCTGAGTATGTGTGGAAAGGCATGACAACATACACTAAAGTATCATCAGATGCAGACTTTGAGTTTGGTGATATCACAATGGGTGCAAAGATAAGTTTCTAAATGGCTATACTTTCTTCAGCTAAATATTTTTCAAAAGCTAAAGACTTATCTGCTACATCAGGTGGGGCAAGTGGTGACGTAATATACACTTGCCCTAATAATTTTATTTCACTGGTAAAATTTTTGCATGTATCAAATGGTGCAACAGGTGCTAAAAAATATAGCTTACAGTGGTATGAAGCAGCTACAACTACTTATCATAGTATTGTAGATGAAGTAAGTTTGGCAGCAAGTACAAATGAAAAAGTAATAGAAGCTGGTTCGTTTCTTGCTTTAGCTGAAGGTGATAAAATAATTGGTTTTGAAGAAAGCAGTTCTGATTTTCAGATAATAGTATCTGGAGAAGAATACTATCAACCTACTGCATAACGGCATTGCAATATTGTCTGTAGTATGTTATAAATAAATATGTAAAACTACTCCTGCCTAACAAAGGTAATACAAAGGAGATAGTTATGAGTATTAAACAATTTTTTAAAAACGCTTGGAAAAAGCATGAGATCGCCCAACAAAGACGTGCAGACTTTAGAATACTGCAAATGATGAGTGATAAAGATCTAAACGATATAGGTATAGGAAGAGGCGATATAAGGAGAGTTATATATGCCGAAGAAGAAAAGCACAGTTAACGCAGCAGGAAACTATACAAAACCTACTATGCGTAAAAACCTAGTAGCTAGAGTAAAAGCTGGTAGTAAAGGTGGAAAACCTGGACAATGGTCAGCAAGAAAAGCTCAAATGGTTGCAAAGCAATATAAAGCAAAAGGTGGAGGATACAAATGAGAAGATACTTAAAAAGACTTTGGTGTGCTTTACTAAACCGTAAATGTAATCCAGAGTGTGATTGTTGCTAGATGGCATTATCTAAATCACAAAAAAGTTTAAAGTCTTGGACAAAACAAAAATGGAGAACCAAAAGTGGTAAACCATCTACGCAAGGCTCTAAAGCTACTGGTGAACGTTACCTACCTACTGCGGCTATTAAGTCTCTTAGTGCTAGTGAGTACGCAGCCACTTCCAGAGCAAAACGAAAAGGCACTAAGGCAGGTAAGCAGCATGTGGCTCAACCTAAGAAAATTGCAAAAAAAACCAAAACCTTTAGAGCCGCAAAAGGTGGAACTGTAAGGAAAAGAAAATGAATCGTAACCTCACAGAAAAACAAGAAACATTTTTAAATGTTTTGTTTGAAGATGCAAATGGTGATTTTGCTACAGCTAAAAGAATGGCTGGCTATTCTGATAATGTAGCAACTTCATCTGTTGTTAATGCATTACAGGAAGAGATAGCAGAAAGAACTAAAAAGTTTATTGCTTCTACTGCAACTAAAGCTGCTTTTTCTATGAGACAAATTATGGAAAGCCCTACTGATTTAGGTAATAAAGAAAAAATGGCAGCAGCAAAAGATATTTTAGATCGGGGTGGATTTAAAGCTACTGATAAAGTAGAAGTAGCTACCACAAGTCCACTTTTTATTTTACCGCCAAAAGATGAATAAAATAACTAAAACATGGAAACTTCCAGCCCCAGAAAAAGGGGAAGAGTTTGAATGGAGGTCTGTTGTAAGAGTCGGCAGACATGTTCCATTTGGGTATGAGCAAGATCCTAATGATCCTGATATATTACTTCCTATATCAAATGAATTAAATTTGTTAGAAGAAGCAAAAAAGTATCTAAAACAATATAGCTACAGAGATGTATCTGCTTGGTTAAGTGAACAATCAGGTAGATATATATCACATGTAGGATTAATGAAAAGAGTTACCATTGAGCGAAAACGTCAGAGAGAAGCTGCAAACCAACGCCACCTTGCTGAAAAATACAAAAAAGCCCTCGAAAAAGCGAAGAAGCTTGAAGCAGAAAGACTCGGTGGAAAAGAACTTAGAACAGCCTCTGGTGTATGAGGTAGAAGAATCTGCACCTCAAGAGATTGTTTTTAAACCTAACCCAGGCCCACAGACAGAGTTTTTGTCGTCAACAGAACAAGAAGTTTTATATGGTGGATCTGCAGGTGGTGGTAAAAGCTATAGTTTAGTTGTAGATCCTGTAAGATATTTTAATAACCCACATGCAAGAATGTTGTTGGTTAGGAGAAGTACAGAGGAACTAAGAGAACTTGTTTCTATTTCTAAGGAACTATATCCTAAAGCAGTTCCAGGTATTAAGTTTATGGAAAGGGATAAGACTTGGGTAGCACCATCTGGTGCAACACTATGGATGTCTTATTTAGATAGAGATGACGATGTTATGCGATATCAGGGTCAAGCCTTTAACTGGATTGGTTTTGATGAACTTACACAATGGCCTAGCCCTTATCCTTGGAATTATATGAGATCAAGACTACGTGCTACAAAAGCAAGTGGTCTTCCTTTATATATGAGAGCTACTAGTAACCCTGGGGGTCCAGGCCACCAGTGGGTAAAGAAAACATTTATAGACCCAGAAGTACCAAAGAAGAGTTTTTGGGCACAAGACTATGAAACAGGTGAAACAATCGTATGGCCTAAAGGTCATACTAAAGAAGGTGAACCACTCTTTAAACGAAGGTTTATACCTGCCACTTTGTTTGATAACCCATACCTAGCGGAAGATGGAATGTACGAAGCTAACTTGCTTTCGTTACCAGAACATCAAAGAAAACAACTACTAGAAGGTAACTGGGATGTAAACGAAGGTGCTGCATTTCCAGAGTTTAATCGTAAGATACATGTAATAAATCCTTACGATATACCAAATAACTGGGTAAAGTTTAGAGCATGTGATTATGGTTATGGTTCTCATACAGGTGTTCTATGGTTTGCTGTAACTCCAGATGAACAACTTGTCGTATATAGAGAAATGTACGTATCTAAAGTTACTGCTACAGATCTAGCAGATTTAGTTCTGGCAGCAGAAGAAGGTGATAAAATAAGATACGGGGTACTTGACTCTTCTTTATGGCATAAACGTGGTGATACTGGACCTAGCCTAGCAGAACAAATGATTATTAAAGGTTGCCGTTGGAGGCCATCTGACAGATCAAAAGGTTCTCGTGTAGCAGGTAAAAACGAATTACATAGAAGATTGCAAGTAGATGATTTTACAGAAGAACCAAGATTAGTTATATTTAATAATTGTAAAAATTTAATTTCACAATTACCTGCACTACCATTAGATAAAACTAATCCAGAAGATGTAAATACAAATGCTGAAGATCACCTTTACGATGCTTTGAGATATGGTATAATGACTAGACCACGTAGTAATCTTTTTGATTTTGCACCTACAGAAGGTTCTGGATTTCAAATAAGCGATACTACTTTTGGGTATTAAGATGATTGTAACTTGCCCAAAGTGTTCTATAAATTATAATACAGATAAATTTAATAGTTGTCCTAATTGTCAAGAACAATATGATTTTGATAATGGACCTTGGAAAACAATAAAGGATAACCAATAATGGAAGAAGATTTTGAAGAAACAATGGATTCTGCAGATTCTACTGCAATAGAAGATAGCAAAGAAGATTCTTACACAGATCCTCTTGTTGGAACTATTGTTGGTTTAATTCAAGATAAATACAAAAAAGCATCTACAGCTAGAGAAACAGAAGAACAAAGATGGGTAAAAGCATACCGTAACTATCGTGGTTTGTATGGGCCAGATGTACAATTTACTTCTACAGAAAAATCTAGGGTGTTTGTTAAAGTAACTAAAACAAAAGTTCTTGCTGCTTATGGGCAGATTGTAGAAGTTCTCTTTGGTAATAATAAGTTTCCAATATCAATAGAACCCACAACACTTCCTGAAGGTGTTGCAGAGTCTGTACATTTTGAAACAGATGAAAATCTTAAAAAAGCTTCAGGTATAACTAAAGAGGATATGCAACCACTTCCAGGTGAAACTTATCAACAGGTACAAGAAAGACTTGCTGGATTAGAAGATCAATTATCTCCTGTAACTGAGATAATTAAAGAAGGGCCAGGAACGACTGCAACTCAGATAACTGTACATCCTGCTATGATTGCAGCTAAGAAAATGGAAAAGAAGATACATGACCAACTAGAAGAATCAAATGCTAATAAGCAACTACGTGTAGCAGCATTTGAAACTGCATTGTTTGGCACTGGTATTATGAAAGGCCCATTTGCAATAGATAAAGAATACCCTAGTTGGTCAGAGGACGGTGAGTACAGTCCTGTATTTAAAACTATACCCCAAACTTCTTCTGTATCTATTTGGAATTTTTATCCAGATCCTGACGCAGCAAATATGGATGAGGCAGAGTATGTCGTTGAAAGACATAAAATGTCTAGGTCACAAATAAGAAATTTAAAAAACAGACCTTTTTTTAGAAGCAATTCTATAGACAATGCAATTAAACTTGGTGAGTCCTACACTAAAGAGTGGTGGGAACAAATAATGGAAGATGATGCTCAAGAAACAAATCCAGAAAGATATGAGGTTCTTGAGTTTTGGGGTAATGTAGACACTGACATTATAAAAGAACATAATGTAGATATACCAAAAGAATTTAAAGATTTAGATGAAGTTAGTGTAAATATTTGGGTTTGTAACAATCAAGTTTTACGTTTAGTTATTAATCCTTTTACACCTGCAATTATTCCATACTATGCAGTACCATATGAAATAAACCCTTACAATCTTTTTGGTATTGGTTTAGCAGAAAATATGGATGATACGCAAACTCTTATGAATGGTTTTATGCGTATGGCAGTAGATAATGCTGCACTGTCAGGTAATATGTTAATAGAGGTAGACGAAACTAATCTAACTCCAGGTCAAGATCTATCTGTATATCCAGGAAAAGTATTTAGAAGACAAGGCGGTGCTCCTGGGCAAGCTATTTTTGGAACAAAGTTTCCTAACGTATCTAACGAGAACATGCAGATGTTCGATAAAGCAAGGGTATTAGCAGATGAATCAACAGGTTTCCCATCTTTTGCACATGGTCAAACAGGAGTTCAAGGAGTGGGGCGTACTGCTTCTGGAATCAGTATGCTTATGTCTGCTGCTAACGGCAGCATACGTAATGTTGTCAAAAATGTGGATGATTATTTACTAAGCCCATTAGCAAAAGCTTTTTATAGCTTTAATATGCAGTTTGATTATGATCCAGAAATTAAAGGTGATTTAGAAATTAAATCTAGAGGAACCGAAAGTCTTATGGCAAATGAAGTTCGTAGCCAAAGACTAATGCAGTTTTTACAAGTTGTGCAAAACCCAGTGCTTGCACCATTTGCTAGAATGGATTATGTTATTCGAGAAATTTGTAAATCAATGGATCTTGATCCAGATAAACTTGTTAATTCTTTATCTGATGCTGCAATACAAGCTGAGATATTAAAACAATTTAGACAAGAAAATCCTGAAGCTGCACCACCTGAAGCTCAACAACAACAAGGTCAAGCACCAGCAGGTGCTCAAGCAGAAGATCCAACTGGGGCAGGTGGAGCAACTATAGGTACTGGTAATGTACCACAACCTGGAGAGCCAGGATTTGCAGCTAATAACCAAGGAGCACCAGTACAGTGAGCAACCTAAAACTAGTGGTAAATAATAAACCACAGTGGGATGCAATGCTAGATGAGATGTATTTTCGTATTGGCTTTGCACATAAACAAATAGAGCAACTAGACGATCCTGCAGAAATATTTAGATATCAAGGTGAGATACGTGCTTTACGTTCTTTAACTAGATTAAGGGATAAAGTAAATAATGAATAGTAGTTTAGTTCCTAAACCTAGACCTAGAAGTAAAACAAAAGATACTACACTTCGTGGTAGACCTGTTTGGATTGATAAGACAGGGGATATAACTGGTGAAAAAGGTACTCGTTATTCTGAAGTAACTACGACTATACCTTGGGGAACTGAATGGATTACTGCTCCTAGTATTGATAAGGACGGTTCTAGGTTATCTGATGAAGAAGTAAAACAAAAATTAAAGGACAACGAAGGTAGAGATTTTATTACTGGAGAAAAGCTACCAACATTTGAAAGTGAACCAGAAGCTACTGCATATGCTGAGTGGCGTTCAGACACAATGTTTGATTTGGAAGAAATAGAAAAAGGTTACCCAGAAAAAGTATATGAAAATGTAGAACCTGAAAAAGAAGAAAACAGTTTTATGTATGACATGGGTAGTTATGCAAAAGGTATCGGTAAAGCTTTAGCTGCCATAGGTTTGCGTAGATATGGTGTAGATTATTATCCTACTGCAGATGGTTTCTTTAAAGGTGGTGATGTACAAAAAGAAGATCCTGCTTTAAAATTTAAAAGAAGATCTACAGTAACTGACCAAAGTATAAATGATGCAATAAATGCACAACCTAAAAAAGGTATGGGTTATGTAGAATTATTAGTAGATAATATTGTTGGTTTAGATAATGAGTATGAATCTTTTGGTGAAAAACTTGGTACAGAGTTTAATAAAGATGAACTTGGTTTTCTTAAAAATATAGCAGTAGGTGCATATGAAGGTGCAAAAGAATTTGTAACAAGTCCTGTTGATACAACTAAAAGTGTTGTAAAAGATATTGCAGACAGTGTACAAAGACTTGGTACTGAAGATTTAGATATGCGACTTAAACGTTTGTACAATGTTACGTATGCAGATGCTACAGATGAGCAAGTAAACAGAGCTAGAGAAAGTGTATTCGGAGATGCACTTACAGCTTTAGAGTTAGTTCCTGCTGGTGCTGCTACAGCAGTTGTTGCAAAGCAAGCACTCAAATCAGGTGCAGGAAAACAAGCAATAGATTTTGCTAAACGTATTGAGGTTGATCCTGATGCTGTAGGTTCATTAGGTGGTAATATTAGATTAACACCAAAAGATACATCAGACTTTGATAGATCTCAGATAACACCAGTACAAAGAAAACGTACTGATACATTACCTAAAAGTGAAGTTTCTCCACTTACAAAAGAAAGTACAGACAAAAGACTTTTTGAAACTGGTGTTGTAGATTTTTTTTATGACAGCGATCCAGAATATATGACAGTTTCACCTGAAGCTGCTAGAGAAAGTTTTAGAAAAGATAAAGAATTTTATACAAGAGATTTTTATAGTTCTATAACTACTGCGTTAGAAAATAGAGTTGGTAAAAAAGGTATATCTGGTAAAGTAGCTAAAAAGTTTTTAGAAAAAAATGCACCTAATATAAACAAACAAGAGTTATATTGGTCAGGACTTCTTGATATATTAGAAGATGATAAGGTATATAAGAGAGATGAACTATTATCTCTTGCAAAAGAAAATACACCACAAGTAGAAATAGAAGTTCTTACTAATCCTAGATTTGAAGTAGGAGATCCAAGTAAAAGACCTAAATTTTTTACTATGCAAAGAATTACAAAGGCTATTAGGTTAAAAAATAATGATGGATCTTTAATATCAGAAAGACCTAGTTTTGAAGACTTTGATTATGCAGAAATATTAATAACAAATAAAAATAAAAAAGAGAGTTTTTATGATGGAGCATATGAGCATTGGGGAGAAAGTGGTGTTTTAGGTCATGCTAGAGTAACTTATATTAACCATAGAGATAAATCAGCCGCAGTTGTTGACGAATTTCAAAGTGATGCTGTACAAGGTGGTGGTATAGCAAGTAAACAAACAAGTGAGCGTTGGGCTAACATTAAAAAAGATCGAGATGATGGTCTACCAACTTTAGGTGATATAGGTTTACACTATGAACTTGAACTTTTCGATTTTGTTTCTTCTTATTTTCTTGGGAATGTCCCACTTAGTAAAAAATTTAAAGACGAAATAAAAAGATATAATTATGATTTTGATAGTATAACAGATCAAGAGGCTGCAGAAACTGCAATAAAAGTAGGTCTTACTGACACAGTTAAAAAACTTACAAAGTTAAAAGATAAACACATACGTAATGAAATTACTTATGGCGAAGTTGTTGATGAGTTAGCAAAAGAATTTAATTTAAAAACAAGTGCTATTAAAAGAAGAAGTATACAAGAAATAAGTGAAATTGATAATGCTTTTGCTAATGTTTTAGGTGATTATGTTTTTGGTAAATCTGTTGTAAGAAAACATGATAAAAACAACAATGGTGAAATGAAAGAAGATCTAGCAAGTATATTTAGTGCAATAAATGTACAAGATTTTACTGATCATTTAGTACCTTTAAATTTAACTGGTTCAGTTCGCACTGCTTTATTGGGTGTAATTAAAGATGCAAAAGAACGTGGTATAAATAAAATAATTATTCCTCCTGTAGAATCACTTATGAAAGTTAGACGAGGTGGTTCTAAACCAGCTTTTAAAGCAACGTATGAAGATGCAGCTATTAAAGCTTTAAAAGAATTAAAATCAGAAACTAAAGGTAAAATAAATTTTGAAAGAAAAGAAGATGATCTTATATCATTTGAAGCAGGTTCTGACCCAATAATAATAGATGTTTCAGATTTTGAAATACCAGAGTTTGCACAGTTTAGATTTTATAAAGGTGGAGATGTACCTAAGAATAATTGGGAAAGACTTACACGTTGGATAAAAAGTAAATTAGATGAGATAGAGAATCCATTTAAAAAAGCTAATTATGATTGGGGTCCAGGAGTTGTACGTGCTTTTAAACAAATGGTAAAAATAGATGAACAAAGAGCTAAAGAAACTTTTCCAGATTTATATAGAAAACATATAAAAGGTGAGAAATTATACAATAAAGGTGGTGTCACAATGAAAGATCAAATGCAAATGGCCTTCATAGATGAGGGTGGACTAAGGGATGATGGAATGAATAGAGATCCTGTATCAGGTAATGAAGTTCCCTCTGGTTCTCTTGCGGAAGAAGTAAGAGATGATGTACCAGCAAGGTTGTCAGAAGGAGAGTATGTTGTTCCTGCTGATGTAGTTCGTTTCTACGGTGTAAAGTTTTTTGAAGATTTAAGAACTAAAGCTAAGATGGGCTTGCAAGATATGGAACAAAATGGTCGAATAGGTGGAACACCTATTAATGAGCCTACTCCTGCTAGATCTATGGATGAGGATTTAAGTTCTGAAGAATTTGAATTTTTACAAAGCTTAGTAGGTGACGAAAGAAATCTTGATGCTATGAGTCAAGAAATGACCTCACAAGCAACTGCTTTAAGTGAAGGTGGAGAAGTAAGAGGTTACTATGATTCTAGTATGGTTACTAATCCTTATCAACAACCTTATGTACCAGCATATGCTACCCCAGGGGCTATGACTGTTGGGATGAATGCACCATACATATATCCAGGATCAGGTGGTACTCCAGGGTATGGCCCACCACAAGCTCCACAAGAACCACCAGGTGGATGCCCTGAAGGAATGATGTGGAATGGAACTATGTGTGTTATAGATCCTAATTATGTCGCACCACAAAGAGGTGGTGGTGGCAGTGATGACGATGGTCCAGGGACTACAGCACCAGAACCAAAACCTTGGTATGAAGGTATAGATGTAAGTGACCCTTCAGGTTATCTCGATGGTTTATTGGGAGCACAACAAGAAGATCAAAGTATGATCGGTGGAATATTATCCAACATGCCTATCTTTAAAGCAGTTGGCAGTATTGGACATTTAAGTAATGTTGCCAAAGCTAGAGCAACAGTAGCTATGGCTAAAGTTACGGAAGTTAATGGTAAAGCTAAATACAGTGATGAAGAAATTTCTGCTATGGAAGCTAAGATTGATAAGTACATAGATGATAATAATGTTAATAGAAAAATTGCAGACTCTATAGCTTCTGGTAGAATGTTTACAACTAGTGGTATGGGTAACTTTGATAAAAATAAAGATGGTAAATTAGATTTCTTAGAAGAACTTGGTGGTAATATAAAAGAGAAACAACCAACAAAACCAAAACCTGAATATATTGATACTTCTAAACTTAAAGGAGTTTCAACAAGCACAACTTTTAAAAAAGATGGTGATACTGGAACTGAAACAGATGCTTTACGTAGACAAAGAAGTGATGAGAGTAAAAGTAATTTAGAAAAAATGATGGCTGATACTCGTAAAAGAGCTGATGCTATTAAAGCAGAAAGTAAGAAAACTGGTAAAAGTATTGCTGAAATTGGTAGAGCATCAGCACCATCAAGTGCAAGTAAAACTGCAAAACAAAAAGCCAAAGAAGAAGGTGATCCAAGAGGAATGGATAAAGGCGGCTTAATGTCTAAGAAAAAGAAAAAATAAGTTGTACAACCTATTAACCCTATCCTATACTGATAACGATAAGGCTACCCTATACTGATAACGATAAGGCTACTCAGCTACGGCTGACCCCAACATAAAAGGAGAAATACTATGCCTGAACTAGCAGAAATTGAAACCCCAAAAACTGCAGGATTTGTTGAACGTGGATCTAACTACGCCAAACGACAACAACGAATGGAAGACGAAGAAAAGGAGATTGCAGAGCTTGAAGCCCAACAACGTGGTGAAACTGAATCTAAAGAAGAAGTTACCGAAGAGAAAGAGGCCCATACAGAAGCTAAAGAAGAAACGCTATCTGCAGAAGAAAAATCTTTTAAAAAACGTTATGGTGATTTAAGACGCCATATGGGTGAAAAGGAAAAAGAGTGGAAAGAAAGACTTGAAGCTCTTGAGAATAGGTTAGAGAATACCTCTGTTACTCCACCTAAATCTGATGAAGATATTGCTGAATGGTCAAAGAAATATCCAGATGTTGCAGGTATAGTAGAAACTATTGCTGCTAAAAAAGCACAAGAAATGTTTAGTAAAGCAGAGAAAAGACTTCAAGAAATAGATGAAGTACAAAGCGAAGCTAAACGTATAGAACTAGAAGCAGAGATAAGACAGGAGCATCCTGACTTTGATGAGTTAAAAGCTGCAGATAAGTTTCATAACTGGGCAGAAGAACAACCTAAGTGGGTTCAAGATGCTTTGTATGAAAATGCAGATGATCCTGCTTCTGTAGTAAGAGTTATTGATTTATATAAGATAGATCACAAAATAACTAAAACAGATAAGAAAGCAAATAAAAAAGCTGCTGCTTCTGTTGTTACAAAAAGAACCAAGACATCTGTAGATGCTGATGAAGCTGGAAGTTACATTAAAGAATCTGATGTAGCTAAGATGTCTACTAAAGATTTTGAGAAAAATCAAGATAAAATAAACGAAGCTCTTAGGGCAAATAAGTTTATTTACGATATTTCTGGCACTGCCAGATAAAAGATGTTGACAAATTTAAATTTGTTAATATAACTAAGGTCATAGCAAACAGAGCCTCATTCAGACTACCTCTATGCTAACCTTTAAGAAAGTCTAAACTAACAAGAATCACCTGAGTAAGTACAGGCCCAACTAGTATTGATTGGCGAATCTTTACTAGATTGCACCCTAGAAAATATTCAGCCTCTTTAATGTACGTTTAGCTTTGTAACCCAAAGCCAAATAACAGGAGGATTTATCATGGCTTTTACATCCGCATCGGGTCACGGTAACTTACCTAATGGTAATTTTAGTTCCGTAATTTACTCGAAAAAAGTACAGCTTGCTTTCCGCAAGAGTACTGTTACTGGTGATATCACAAACTCTGATTATTTCGGAGAGATTGCTGCTCAAGGTGATACAGTGAAAATCATCAAAGAACCAGAAATTTCTGTGAGCAGCTATGCTCGTGGAACTACTGTTTCTGCACAAGATCTAGACGATGAGGACTTCTCTCTTGTCATCGACAAAGCAAACTACTTTGCTTTTAAAATTGATGACATCGAAGAAGCACACTCACATGTCAACTTCATGGATCTTGCAACTAACCGTGCAGCTTACCGTTTAGCTGATCAGCATGACCAAGAAGTTCTTGGTTACCTAGCAGGTTTTAAACAGTCATCTCTGCACTCACAAGCAGACACAGCTAATGACCAAGTAAATGGTTCAAAAGCTGTATCTACTGCTGGCTCTAACGAATTGCTTTCAAGCATGCAGTTAAAGAAAGGCGACTTTGGCAATATTACAACTACCTCTGCTGGGGATCACTCAATTCCACTAGCAGCACGTATGCCAGGTGCTACTGCACTTCCAACTGCCACAGCTTCACCATCAATGGTTGTAGCTAGAATGGCTCGTTTGTTGGATCAACAACAAGTTGATACACAAGGACGTTGGATTGTTGTAGACCCAGTGTTCATGGAAATTCTTCGTGATGAAGACTCACGTCTTTTCAACGCAGACTTCGGTGAATCTGGTGGTATGCGTAATGGTCTTGTTTTGAATAACTTTCATGGTTTCCGTGTTTATACTTCAAGCAACTTGCCAGCCGTTGGTACAGGCCCAGGTACAACTGGTTCTGCAAACCAAAACGCCAACTACGGTGTAATCGTAGCTGGACATGATTCTGCTGTCGCAACTGCGGAGCAAATCAATAAAACAGAAACATATCGTGACCCTGACAGCTTTGCTGACATTGTTCGTGGTATGCATCTATATGGCAGAAAGATTCTTCGTCCAGAAGCTCTTGTTAATGCCAAGTATAATGCAGCGTAGGGAGGAATAAACAATGGCTACAGTTTCTTCATTAGTTGTAAGTGCTAGAGGTTCTGGGAACCCTAAAAAGTCTCCATACATGGTGCAAACAACTCTAGACTTTTCAAACTCTGCTATCAACTCATTATCTGCAGGTGACATCGTGCAAGCGATAACTATACCTGCTGATACATGTGTATTGTATGCAGGTGCTGAAATGATTACTACAGTTCAATCTGGCGCTGATGGTAATACCGTAAACTTAGGTTTATCAGACGTAGATCAGTACATAGCTGGTGCAGACATTGATGATGACTCGGCTATCTTGTCATCAGGTGTTGGTTACCTTACTCCTGCATCTACAGCTTCTGTACCTGTTTTACTAGGTGCTGCTGACACGCTTGATCTTGAGCTACAAGCTACATCAACTGCTCCAAACGAAGGCAAGATTCGTATTTTTGCTTTACTTATGGATATAAGTCCAATAGGTAACGAAAATACTGCACATGTTGCCGCAGGTGGTGCTGCTGAAGTAGATCGTGATCTACTAGCATAAAATAACTTTAGGGGCTGCTTTTTAAGTGGCCCCTTTAGAACATCTAAATGATACTTAAAGCTAAAAATAAATTATCTAGTTGGGATATTAAAATATTTAATCTGGATGAAGTATATGCCAGAATGGATGATGCTGCTTTAACAGATAGAAATTTTTTAGCTGCTATTAAAAAATCAATAGATGAAAATGGTATGCTTTGGCCCCCAATAGTTTGGTCACAAAAAACCTTTCTACGTTATGCTGAAGAACAACCATATAGACAAGACCCTACTAAACCTGTAGATGTAGATTTTAAGTATCGTTGTGCTATAGGAAATAATAGGTTTAACTACGCTAAAGAAAATGGGTATAAGCAAATAGAATGTGTTTATGTTCCAACTTGGCAAGATAAAGATGCAGTATTAGAAGTAACTAAAATGGAATACTGCGTAGATTTTTAAGAGGATTTAAAATGGGTATAACAACAGCGATGTGTACAAGTTTTAAAAGTGAGCTTTTGGGTGGAACCCATGATTTAGATACTCATACAATTAAACTTGCACTTATTAAAGCTTCACCATCAGGAACATATAATGCAGCTACTACTAACTATTCAAATGTTACAGGTAACTCTGACGAAGCTAGTGGTACTAATTATTCTGCAGGTGGGCAAAACTTAGACAGTGCCGCCATTTCTACAGACGGTACAACTGCAATAGTAGACTTTGCAGATGAAGTGTTTTCAAACGTAACAACTTCAGCAGATGGTTGTATTATTTACAACTCTTCTGCATCAAACAAAGCAATTTGTGTAATTGACTTTGGTGGTACAGTTAGTGCTACAGCAGGTGATTTAACTATAGAATTTCCAGCAGCAGGTGCAAGTACTGCAGTAATACGTATTGCCTAAGAGGTAAGTTATGGCAGTCGTAGCAGCTTCAGCTAAATACGGTGTTGGTGTATATGGTGCATCTAATTTTGGTGCAGTAAATATATCAAGAACTCTTACTGGAGTTGCAGGTACAGGTGCTATAGAATCAGTTTCTGCTGGTGGTTTTGAAATTGATATATCCGAAAGACTTGGTAGTGTAAGTGCTACAGGCGCAATCGGAACAATATCTCCAAACATAGCACCAAATATAACAGGTGTATCCGCTACAGGTGCAATAAATGCATCATTAGAATTTAGCAATACACATAGACTTGGTGGAGCAGCTTCAACAGGTAGTATAGCTACTGTTGGTGTTGGTGTATCAAAAACACTAACAGGTGTATCAGGTACTGGTGCAGTAGAGTCTGTTTCAGCAGGTGGTTTTGAAATAGACATTAGTGAAAGACTAGCTAGTGTATCTGCAACAGGTGCTATAGGTACAGTACAACCAGTTGTAAGTTTTTCTACTTCACTTACTGGTGTTAGTGGTACATTAGAGCTAGGTAGTATAGAAGCTAAAACTGGTGAAAAATTAGGTAGTGTACAGGGTACAACTTCTTTAGGTACAATTAAAACTCATGTCAGTGAAGCTATAACTTCAGTAAGTGCAACAGGAGATATAGGTTTTGCTAGATCAAATGTAACAGCAATAGTATTTGATTATAATTCAGTAAAACATTTGTACAATAAAAGAAGAACAGTTAATTTACCTGAAAGAGCAGCCTAATGCCTACCAAAGTAATAACTGGTGTAGCATCTACAGGTTCTATTGGAACAGTATCTACAAATGTAGTAAATGGACCAACTAATGGTGCAAGAACAGCTTTAGTTATAGCAGAACTAAGAAAAGTATATATTGCTCGTAAACCTACATCAGCAGATAGAGTTGTTTACGCAAATGAGGATTAATAAATGAGCTTTCGTTGGCCTAGCAAAGACCCAGATGAAACTTTAGATTACAGTGTAGATTGGTCAAGATTTCTTGATACTGCAATTATTACTTCAGTAATATGGTTTGTAAAGTCTTCACTATATAATACTAAAACAAGAATAAATCCTGGGCAAACTTTAACAACAGCTTCAAGTAGTGCAACAACTGATAGTTTACAAAATGTTGCACAAACAAATACAGATACTGTTGCTACTATAAATATTGGTGGTGGACAAAATAATGTTGAGTATACTTTTTTTTGTCAAATGACTGATAATACTGGTAGTACAGCAGAAAGAAGTATTAAAATAAGATTGAAGGAACGGTAAATGGCATACAATTTTCTTGGACTTGTTAATGATGTAAACCGTAGACTTAATGAAGTTGAATTAACTTCTTCAAATTTTCTTAATGCAGTTGGTGCATATAGTATGGTTAAAGATGCTGTTAATGCATCTATTCGTTTTGTTAATCAACATGAGTTTGAGTGGCCTTATAATCATGTTACAGAAGAAGAAACTCTTACTCCAGGTATTGTAAGATATGCATTTCCTGCAGATACTAAAATTTTAAACATGAATAGTTTTAGAATAAAAAGAAATGATACATTAGGTAATGAAAGTAAAAAATTATCTGTATTATCATATGAAGAATATTTAGAAAAATATGTTGATATAGAATATAACACTTCTACAAATTTAAGACAGTTACCAACTTTTGTTTTTAAAGCTCCTAGCACAGAATTTGGTTTAGTTAATCCACCAGATAAAGCTTATGAATTAGTTTATGAATATTATAGATTACCTGTTGATTTAATAAATGCTACAGATGTTCCAACTGTACCTGAACAATTTAGATATGTGCTTGTAAATGGGGCTATGCATTTTGCATATTTATTTAGAGGTGAGTCAACAGAATCAGATATGATGCAATCAAGATTTGAACAAGAAATAAAACAAATGAGAAGTTTGTATATTAATAGATACGATTATCTTAGATCAACTGTAATTAATACTACTGTACAAACAAATACTAGAGTTTCTTAATTTATGCCTACAACTCATCAAACATATCCTGTAGAGTTCAGGGGTGGGCTTATTAGTAATATGAGTCCTTTGCAACAAGGTATTAATTTACCAGGATCTGCAAGAACTCTTAGAAACTTTGAACCTTCTGTTGAAGGTGGTTATCGTAGAATAGAAGGTTATACTAAGTACGACAGTAACTTAATACCACCTTATGGTTCTCCTGTAGTAACTGGTGCGAGTCAAACTGGTACAAGCCTTAATATAGCTAATATAAGAACAACTCCAGTTGCTGCTGATACATTTAAACTCATACATGCTACAGCAAATGTAAATGGTGCTACTAGTAATGCTACTGCACTTGTATTAGATGGTAACTCTGGTACTATTGCTGCAGGTATGACAGTTACAGGTACTGGTATTTCAGGGACAGTAACAGTAGCTTCAGTATCGGATCAAAATAATATTGTACTTTCTGATGCACAAACATTAGCTGATGATACAGCATTAACTTTTAGTAAAGTATATACTATTGCAAGTGGTGGTGTTAGTTTTAATGGTACAAATAATACTGCTACTTTAACTTTAACTTCTAGTCTTCTTACATCACCATTAAATGGAGACTCTTTAGAATTTGTTTCTACTACTAGTAATTATCTAGCTTTAGGTTGTGGTGTATTTTTAGATAGTGTTATTGTTGCTAAAAATAATGACTTATTTAAAACTACAGGTTCAGGTTATACTCTTTTAAATGTACCCTCTTATGGAACTGTTTTAGTAAATGGTGGATCACAAAGTGGTACAAGTCTTGTAGTAGATGGTCTTACGGGTACACCTCAAGCAGGTGATGTATTTAAAGTTGCAGGTATAGATAAAATATACACTGTTACATCTAATGCAAGCGTAAGCTCTGGTGGTGCAACATTAGCAATAGCACCTGCTTTAGCAAGCGCACCTGCAGATAATGCTGCTATAACTTTTTTAAGTACATCAAGAGAAAGTGCTAGTAAAACTAGATTTTCTAGGTACAACTTTGATGGAACAGAAAAGATAGCTATTGTAGATGGTCAAAATGTACCTGCTACATTTACTCAAACAAGCACATTTACAAACCTTATTGATGCACCTTCAGATATAACAGGTGCAAGTTTTGTAGTAAACTTTAAAAATCATTTGTTTTTTGGTAAAAATGATTTACTTACTTTTACTGCACCATATACGGATAATGACTTTACAGTAGCAAATGGTTCTGGTACAATCGGTGTAGGTGCTGATATTACAGGTCTAATAGTATTTAGACAACAATTAATAATATTTACAGAGTCTTCTATATTTTCATTAAATGGTAATACTGTCGGAGATTTTGTTTTACAATCTATTACATTAGATATTGGTTGTACTAACTCAGATACTATACAAGAAGTTGGTGGAGACATAATGTTTCTTGCACCAGATGGTTTGAGGTTATTAAGTGCAACAGAAAGAATAGGTGACTTTGGGTTAGCAGTTGTATCTAAACTAGTACAAAAAGAAGTTACAGATTTTGTAACTAGAAATACTTCTTTTGCTAGTGTTGTTATAAGAGAAAAATCTCAATATAGGATACTTGGTTACAATACTAATATTACTCAAGGTTCTTCAATGGGTATACTTGGAACACAATTTTCAGACCAAGGTGGGGCTGAAATGGCTTGGGGAAATTTAAGGGGTATTAGAGCCTACGTAGCAGACAGTAGATTTTATCAAAATACAGAAACAATAGTATTTGCAAACGATGATGGCTACTTATATAAAATGGAAGATGGTAATAGTTTTGATGGATCAAATATTCAAACTGATTTTTCTACTCCATTTTTACCAATTAGTGATCCAAGAATTAGAAAAACATTTTATAAAATGAATGTATATACTGATGCAAAAGGAAGTGTTGCATTAAACTCAAATTTAAAATTAGATTTTGATAATGAAGGAAGTATACAACCACAACAAATTAGTTTAAGTAATGCAACTTCTGCTGCATCATTTTATGGAAATTCAATTTTTGGTACAGATACTTATGGAAGTAAATTAAAAACACTTTTTGAATCACAAGTAATAGGATCAGGTTTTGTCGTATCTTTACAGTTCACATCTGATAGCACTGATCCACCATTTTCTTTAGATGCTATCACATTAGATTACGGAACAAATACAAGAAGGTAAAAAATTATGGGAACAGGTTACACTAGAAACGATACAGGAAATAACATTGCTGATGGTAATGTTATCAATGCTTCTGACTTAGATGGTGAGTTTGACGCAGTAGAAAATGCGTTTAATTCTTCTTCTGGTCACACACATGATGGCACATCTGCAGAAGGTGCTCCGATAGAAGTACTCGGACCTTCTCAAGATATTGTTATTACGGCAGCACTTTTACGTCCTAAGACAGATAATACTGTAGACTTAGGTACATCATCTTTGATGTATAAAGATGGATTTTTTGATGGTTCAATTACTACTCATGGATTAACAGTTTTTGATGATGAAGGAACAGATGCTACTATTAGATTAGACGGTAACTTTCCCACTGGTTCTAGAAATATAGCATTTGGTTTAACTGCATTAGATAGTTTAGATGGTTCAAGTCCTGGTGGAGATAACATTGCTATAGGTAATGCTGCACTAACTGCACTTACAACAGGTGATCACAACATAGCTATAGGTTCATCTGCAGGTGATGCCTTGACTACTGGTGCTGCTAATGTAGCAATAGGATTTGAAGCTTTATCAACAGAAGATGCTGATGGAAACAACGTAGCTATTGGTTATCGTACATTAAAAACTCAAAATGCAGGAGCAGATGCACACAATATTGCAGTAGGTTATGATGCAGGACTATCAATTACAACAGGTATTCGTAATGTAATAATTGGTGGTATTGCAGGTGACGCTTTAACTGATGCTGATTTTAATGTTGGTATCGGTTATCAGTCACTTACAGGAGATACTAAAGGAAGTAAGTCAACTGCTGTTGGTTATAGAACACTAGCTAATCAAAACTTTAGCACTTCAACAGACAGTCATAATACTGCAATAGGTAATGATGCAGGACTAAACGTCACAACAGGTGTACAAAATACTTTAATTGGTAGTTTAGCAGGTGATACACTTACAGACGCAGATTCAAATGTAGCTGTAGGCTACAAAGCATTAAGTGCGGATACTTTAGGTAGTAGAAGTGTTGCTATGGGTTATGAAGCATTAGCTACACAAAACTTTACTACAGCTAATAATGTTTATAATGTAGCAATAGGTTACTCAGCAGGTTCTTCAATTACTACTGGTAAAAACAGCGTTTTTATCGGTGGGCTTGCAGGTGATGCTTTAACAACAGGTGATCGTAACGTAGCAATCGGTACTTCTGCTCTAGGTTCAGATACTTTAGGATCTAGAAATGTTGCTATAGGTAATGGTGCACTGACAACACAAAATTTTACAACAGCTACAAATTCTTACAATACTGCTGTAGGTTACGATGCAGGTAATGATATCACAACAGGCATTCAAAACACTCTTATCGGTGCACTAGCAGGTGATGCACTCACAGATGCCGATTATAATGTAGCATTAGGATTATCGGCATTAACTGCAGATACTTTAGGTAGTAGGAGTACAGCAATAGGGTATGGCACATTAGCTACACAAAACTTTACTACAGCTACAGATGTATATAATGTAGCAGTTGGGCATCATGCAGGTGCGTCAGTTACAACAGGCACAAGAAATACCCTAATAGGTGGATTATCAGGAGATGCTTTAACAACAGGTGACCGTAATGTAGCTATGGGATATGCTTCTTTATCTAGTGATGACGTAGGTAGAAAATCAGTTGCAATAGGTTATCAAGCATTACAAAATCAAAATTATTCTACTACTACGGAGTCTTTTAATACAGCGGTAGGATATGATGCAGGTCAAGCAGTTACTACAGGTACACAAAATACCTTTATTGGTGGTTTAGCAGGAGATGTTGTTACAACAGGCTCTGAAAATACTGCTTTAGGTCAAGCTGCTTTAGGTTCTGATACTTTAGGCAATAAAACTGTCGCAGTTGGCAATGGTGCTTTAGCAGGTCAAAATTTTACCACTGCTACAGATAGTCACAATACTGCTGTTGGTTATACAGCAGGATTATCACTAACAACAGCACTTAATTGTACTTTTATGGGTAGTGGTGCAGGAGATGCTGTAACTACTGGAAATTTAAATACCTTTGTTGGTGCTTTTGCAGGGTCAGCTACAGACGATGGTTCTAGTAACACAGCAGTAGGTGCATATGCTCTTGATGCAGGTAACTGTGGAGATAATAATACTGCGATTGGTGCAGGTTCTTTAGGAAGTTCATCTTATACAGGTGAAAATAATACTGTTATTGGTAAAGATGCGGGTAATTCACTAACAACAGGCCCTAAAAATGTCATAGTAGGTTCTTTAGCAGGAGATGCAGTTACCACAGGAGAAATGAATGTTGTTATGGGGCATGAAGCTCTATCTGCTGACACACAAGGCGATAAAACAGTTGCAATAGGAACCTCAGCACTTAAAGCGCAAAACTTTTCTACTGATACAATTAGTTATAATACTGCTGTTGGTACATTTGCAGGTACAAAAATTACAACAGGAATTAATAACACACTTATTGGTTTTAATGCAGGAGCAGAAACATTAGATAGTAGTGATAATACTGCTGTTGGAAGACTAGCTTTGGGTTCAGCGGATAGTGGTGGTACAAATACTGCTGTTGGTGTTCAAGCTCTTACAGCTTGTACTGGATATGATAACACTGCGATTGGTTTTTTAACAGCAAGAGCAATAACTTCTGGTCATAACAATATAGCCATAGGTCATGATGCAGGTCTTACTGGAAGTCCAGGAGGTAATGTCACAACTGGTTCAAACGAAATATATATGGGTGATGAAAACATTACCACTTTTAATGCTCAAGTAGATATAACGGCAGCTTCTGATGAACGAGATAAGACAGATTTTACTGCATTAGACTTAGGTTTAGACTTTGTAAAAGCTATGAAACCGTACACCTTTAAGTGGGATAAACGTTCTAAATATGGAGATAAGACAGCAGATGATTATGATTTAGATGCCATAACTTCTGATGGAACTCATAAAGAAGATTGGTTAGATTTAGGTTTTAAAGCACAAGATGTTAAAGCATTAGAAGAAGCTTCTAATTATAAAATTGCAGATAAAACAAATTTAACTGTAAGTGTAAGTGGCGATGGTAAACAGTACGGAATGAGGTACGCTAAATTAGTACCAATTTTAGTCAAAGCTATTCAAGAACAGAACGCACTAATAGAAGCACTCACTTCAAGAGTAGCAACCCTAGAAGGATAAGCATGGACTTAATACAAAGAAACTTTCCTAACGTAGGGGTTATCGAGGGGCAACTTCCAGAAAACGTTGTGGACAACATATGGAAAGTTGTAAACGAGGCAAGAGAACAACCAGAGGACATGAAGCCTGAACTCGCAGGTAACATTAGTAAGTCTATCAGGTTAGACAGTAACTCACCTTTGCTCAAAGAGTTTGTTGATGAGTTACTACCTTCGTTTATACAAAACCACATTGAAGCTTATGGACCACCTTGGCGTGAAACTATGCGTGAGGGTGAGGGTTGGAACTTAGAAAGCCTATGGGTAAACTTCCAAAGGCAACATGAGTTTAATCCACCGCATGACCACAGTGGCGTGTATAGTTTTGTAATATGGATGCAGATACCTACATCCTATGCCGAGCAAAAGAAACTTCCTATTTGTGCTAACTCAAATGCAGATAACCACATATCTAACTTTGCATTTAGCTACACGAATACGTTGGGCAGAGTATCAACTTTTGCCTATAACATGGAAAAAGAAGCAGAGGGTTACATGGTTATGTTTCCATCGACTATGCTTCATCAAGTGTTTCCTTTTTATAATAATGATGGGGAACGTATATCAATTTCAGGCAATATCAACATTGCAAAACTAGAAGGGTAAGTATAATGGCAAGAGATGCAGATCAAATAGCACAAGACCATGCTGCAATGCTTGGTAGTGTGTCAGTAATTAATAGTATTATCGCTACCCACGCTAAAGGCAGTGATGCAAGTGATGGTAGCAAAGAAGATTCTGACGGTAACACAATACCTGCTGATTTCGGACATGATATGACGCATGACGAAAAGAAAGAGCGTGTAGCTCGTAGCAACGGTTACCTAGTTCATATGAAAGCACTAGGTGATTGGGGAAGTGAAAGTTTTACAGAAATAGATAAAGCTATAAGTGCAGCTAATTCTTTTACTGGAAGCTAATTTAACTATTGTAAATGAAAGGAAAATAGCAATGGTAAAAAATAAAAAAACACCTATGACTATAAATAAAAAAGAATACTTTCTTGAAGATTTAACTGATGAACAAAAAGTATTGTTTAATCACGTAGCAGACTTAGATCGTAAGCTATCTAGTGCTAGATTTAACGTAGACCAACTCAGTGTTGGACGTGAAGCTTTTGCTAGTATGCTTGCACAATCTGTAGAAGCAAAGATTGTAGACGAAGATAAAGCTGCATAACTTTATAGGTTACAAATGGAAAACATGAAACTTCCCATAGCTCTAGTTATGGCAATGGCTGTACAGCTTGCAGGTGGTGTTTGGTGGGTATCCCAACAAGCAGCTACTATATCATCACTAGAAGAAAATGTAGCACAGTTTGCTAGTCGTATGGCTGTAGAAGATACAGTAAATTTTAAACGTGATGTACAAGAAAGTAAGTCTGACATACTAGAACTGTGGGAAGACAGTGATGAAATATGGGAAGAAATGGGTGCTATGGTTGCAACATTTAGTTCTGTTAATCAACTCAAACAAAGAATAGCTTTACTTGAAACAGAGTTAAAGTACATGAACCGTGAACATAATAGAATGATATTAAATGACGATGGTATGTAGTAATGGACCCCATCACGATCCTCTCAGGAATAAAGTTAGGTCTAAGCACAGGGCGTAGCGTAGCTGCACTATCTAAAGACATAGGTAAATTTTTTGATGCAACAGATCAAGCCAAAAAACAATTACAGAAAAAAGGTATTTCTAGTAAAAGTGTTAATGCCACTGCACTAGACCGTTGGGCAAAGGTACGTCAAGCAGCCGAAGCTGAATCTGAGTTACAAGAGTGGATTACTCAATCATATGGCAGAAGTAAGTGGTTAGAACTTTTAAAAATACGCAAAGAAGTTCTTCAAGAAAAACGTGAGGCAGAAGCTCAAGCAAGACGTGAGGCTATAGAAAGACAAGAGTTAGCAGTAACCCTAGCAGGTATTTTCTTTCTTATTACAGCCTCTGCTATTGGCTCTACAGCATATCTTCATCATATGGGCTGGCTAAACATATGGGATTATTGGCCTTGGTAATTTATAAATATAAATAGGTAATTATAATGGATAGAACTCAAACACAAACTTATCTAAATAAATTTTGGAACTATAATGGTTCTAACCAATCGGATGAGATACAAGCTTTTCTTGCATCTAATCCAGGTGCAGCTTCTGGTGTTGGGAAAATATCTAATGCATTAAATAAAATGACTCGTGGTAAACCTACAGCTAAATTAAACAAAGGTGGTTATATAAGAGGATATCAACCAGGTGGTTCAGTAAAAAAACCTACTCCCCCTAAAGAACCTACTGTCGTACAAGAGCCACAACCTATAGGACAAAAACCTCCTCAATATGGTTGGGGTTATAATAGAACTGATGGTAGAACATTTGAATACGGTACAGCTTATCAAGTAGGTAAAGGTGATGCTAATACAGATAATCCAGTTACAAAAAGATACCCATTAGGAAATAAAGATGCTATTGCTAATGATGTTAAAAACTGGTTGGCTACAAACAATAAACCCTACGAAGAATGGAAATCAAAAAATCAACAGTATGAGCAAGATAAAGCAAAATATGATCAGTATTTAAAAGATAAAACTAAATATGATCAAGATTTAGTCCAGTATCAACAAGATGTAAATGACTACAATCAGGCAGTAACATTACAAACAGCAGAAAATATAGGTCAAACACAAGGTGCAGCTAGTGATTTAGCTATGAGAGCTTACACAGATCCAGCTTCATTAGTTCAACAACCAGACTTAGCAAAACTTGATCCTAGTGCTGAAGGTACAATTATTGGTTCTGGTGTAGGTCAAATACCAGATTTTACTCTTAATCCTATGGGTTTATCAGTAGGAACTCAACCAGGATATACTGCAACTAAAGCTACAGCAGCAGAGATAGATGCACCAGATCAATTAAAAGCTCAAACTATAGAAGCACAAGGTTCTCAACAAGGAATACAATCTGCCCTACAAGGATTTACAGGAGCACAAGGGCAAATATCTGCACAAAGTCTTGTTAATGCAGCAACTACAGATCCTTCACAAACAGCAGTAGGTAATTTACAGGCTGCTCAAGGCACTGCAACTATGATGCAAAACCCTGTACAAAGGCAGATACAACAGGGAGAAATTGTTTCTGGTGTAGCAGATGCATCAAAAGCTTTAGAATTTATAGGTCAAACACAAGCTGCACAAGCTAGTCCATCTCAACAAGCTATGGTGCAGGAACAGTTATCTGAACTAATGCTAGATTTTCAAGGTGGTAATACACCTGCATGGGCTGCTGGTGCCATAAGAGGAGCCGTAGGTAAAATGGCTCAAAGAGGTTTAGGTGCTTCTAGTATTGCAGGACAGGCTATAGTGCAAGCCGCTATGGAATCTGCACTACCTATTGCACAAGCAGATGCACAAACAATAGCACAATTTGAAATGCAGAACTTGTCAAACCGTCAACAAACTGCTATACTAGCAGCACAACAACGTGCTCAGTTTATAGGGCAAGAGTTTGATCAAGCATTTCAAGCAAGAGTTCAAAATGCTGCTCGTATTTCTGACATAGCAAATATGAATTTTAGTGCAGAACAACAAGTAGCATTAGAAAACAGTCGTGCAGCAAACTCTATGAATATGGCTAACCTAAGTAATAAGCAAGCTATAGTTATGGCAGAAGCTGCTGCTATATCACAATTAGAAATGGCTAACTTGTCGAATGAGCAACAGGCTGCTGTACAAAATGCACAAGCATTTTTAAACATGGATATGGCTAACCTAAACAATAGACAACAAGCTAACATGTTTAAAACACAGTCTATTGTACAATCTATATTTACTGATCAAGCAGCAGAGAATGCAGCTAGACAATTTAATGCTACTAGTCAAATGCAAACAGATCAGTTTATGGAAAATATGAAACAACAAGCAAGCATATTTAATGCTAATTCTTTAAATGCTACAGAGCAATTTAATGCAGGTCAAGAAAATGCATCTAAACAATATAACGAAGGACTGAGAGAGCAAAGAAAACAATTTAATGCTACTAACAGATTAGTTATTGCACAAGCAAATGCTCAGTGGAGACAGAATGTTGCTACTTTAAATACTGCAGAAGAGAACGAAAATAACAGACAATTTGCCAAAGATGTAAATGGACTGACAGAAAAATCTTTAGATGAAGTTTGGCAAAGAGAAAGAGACTTAATGGATATGGCTTTTAGAGGTGAAGAAGGTAGGATGGATAGAATTTTAAGTTTGTTGTTAGCAGATAAAGATCTCCAATCAGCAAGAGAAACAATAGAATATGCAGATAACAAAGCTAAAACACAAACTCTTTTAAGATTGTTTTGGCCTTTTGGAGACTAAAGAAAGAAAGAATAAATTATGATGGAATCAAGAGTAGGTAGCTTTTCTTCTAGGATAAAAGATACAAAATCTAAAGTACAAAAAAGTTCTGGTAGTATCATGTCTAGAGCATCTAAAACTCAAGACATGTTAGATGAACTTGATCAACCTGTTAGTTATTTTACTGATAAAATTTCTGAGTTTGATTTTGGTGATATCTCTTTAAAGAAAATATTAAAAGAAGGAGAATCATTAAGACCTAAAACTAGGGCAGAAGGTGTTGGTGCAGCAGAAATAAATAAATCTTCTACTTGGAAAGAGATGGCAGAAAAAAGTTTAATTAAGTTTGAAGGATTTAAAGGTGAAGCATATTGGGATGTAGATCATTACAGAGTAGGTTACGGTACTGACACTTTATATGATGAAAGTGGTAAGCCTATTGAGGTCACTCAGAATACTGTCGTAAGTAAGGAACAAGCTCTTAAATCACTTAGAAAAAGAATAACAGAAGATTTTGTACCTATTATTAAGAACAGTCTTGGTGACTCTTGGGATGGTTTATCTGATCATGCTAAAGCAGCAACAGTATCTATTACTTATAACTACGGTAGAGTTCCTGAAAGAATAAGAGGTGCGTTAAAGTCTGGAGATAATAATGCAATAGCAAATGCTATTTTAGAATTAGCTGATGATAATGATGGTGTAAATAAAAACCGTAGAATTATGGAAGCAGAACTAGTTAAGTTATCTCAAGCACAAAAGAAAAATAAGTCACTAGTTGAGAGAAGGAAAGACAGATGAGAGAAGAAGCTTTCGACTTTACAGCACCAATTCCTGGGCAGTCTTTAACTAGAGAGCCAGGAAATGCACCTTACGAACAACCACCAGAAATTGCTAGTGCTGAACAAGCATTGATGGGGCATCTAAATTTCTTTAATGATGTCGATGTGTTAGAAGCAGTTGTTGATGCAATAGACTTTGGTTTTGATATTGAAAGTATTGTCGAAGCTTATTTAAGAGCATCTGTTCTAGAAGGTATACATACTATTGATGTTAGTTTAGCAATTAAAAAACCACTGATGGATTTTCTAGCTAAAGTTTTAGATGCTGTAGGTGTAGCATACTCAATGACTGAACAAGATTTACCTGAAGAAATAGATAGAACTTTACTTGATATTGATAAAGAACTTCAGGCTTTAAAGAAAGATGAAACTCCAAGAGAAGTTCTTGTTGAAGAGTTTGGTAATTTAGAACTAAAAGAATTAGAAACAGAAAAACCTATGGAAGAGGATATAGTAGAAGAAGCTCCCAAAGGTTTAATGGCAAGAGGTACGTAATATGAGTTTAGGTTTTTGGGCAGGTGCAAATGCTTTCTTAGAAGAAAAAGAAGCACAAAAAATAAAAAGAGAAGAGTTCTTAATGGAACAACTGGAAAAAACAAAGTCACTTGTTATACCAGAACTTATAGCTAGATTAGATAAGAAGAAAGCAGGACAAGAAGAAAGGAAATCTAGAGTTGCACAAGCACAACTGATGTATAAGTTTAGTCGTAGATCTGCATTAGCATTAGAAAAAACAGGACAGCTAGAGTTTGAGCTTGAGAAACTTTCTAAGATGGATGTATCTGGTAAATATATAGAAGAATTAACAGGGATGATTGAAAATAAATTAGATCCTAAAGATCCAGACTATGATGAGATATTAGCTAAAGCTGTTCAAGCAGGTCTAGATACAAATATGATAACTGATGATGAAAGACTAGAGGGATTGTTAGCTGCTATTCATGCTACTGACAAAGGAGAGTTAGATGAAGCATTAATAGATTTGTTACCTACACAGGAATCTGAAACTTTAAAGCCATCTAGAATAAATTATAACCAATTAAAAGGTGCTAAAACAAAAGACACCACTGCTATTCGTGTAAGAAATAATATAGCAGAAAGAATTGCACCAATGTTAAAAGCTACAATCGTTAGACCTGACGGAAATACTGGATTAGAATCTTACAGTTTTAATAGTGCTAAAGCAAATGAAATACTATTAAAGGTAACAGATAGTATAGTAGAGAAATTTGTTCTTCCACAGATTGGACAAGAAGAAGAAGAGCTTATTCGTATGGCTTCTAATATTGTTCAAGACTATTCAAATCTTGTAAAAGAGGATTCTTCTTATGAAGAAGACCCTGAACATTTTGATTTATACTTTGATGAAATTTTTATGGACAGTATAAAAAGTGATCAAGCTAATGCTACAGAGTTGTGGAAACAAAAATTGAATGTGCCAGAAGTAACAACTCATACACATTCTGATGGTACACCACCACATGGTGGACATGATGGTGATGCTCCAGGACATGGTCACACTTCTCCATCACCTGAACAACAAACTGAAGAACAAACTGAAGAACCAGATCCAAATTTTGAACCAGGACTTCCAGAAGAATTACAAGTACCAACAGAATAGGCACACAATAAATGGCTGACTATATAAATAGAGCAGAAGATAGTTATTTTACAGATTTAATTGATGATGAAACTTTTGGTGAAGACCTTAAAAAGTTTTTTACTGGTGGTCGATATAACTATTCTCAAAAAGAAATAGAAGAAAAAGGTGTTGAAGGTCTTGCAAATGATTTTGCAGAACATATGAGATATCAATCTACGAATGAAACAACAGCAGTAAAAGATTTGCTTTACGTTCAAAGAGACTATGAAACGAATGAAAAAATTCCTGAAGCAGTGGGTAGAGATAGAAGAGTAAAAGAAGGTAAGAAAGCTTTCGGTAGATTAATGCAAGCCTACGACATGAGTGCAGGTGGTGGAGATGGATCTATAGGAAGTAAACTAGAAGGTGCAGGAGATTACCTTAAAGCCTTTGTTTCCTCGCCTTCTACACTCCTTACTGTAGGTACACTAGGAACTGGTATCTTTTCTAAGATAGCAGCTAGAGGTGCTTCTAAAGCTACACAGATGTCTATCAGAGCACATATGTCTAAGATGTTATCTGAAGGTGTAAAAGAAGCTGCAGTAAAAGAAAAGTTTAAGAAGACTCTTGGTGCAGGTGCAGCTAAAGGTGCAGGTGCTGCAATAGCTATAGAAGGATCTCTTGGTGGTGGTATGTCGTATGCATCTAATGAAGCAAGGGCAGGAACAATAGATGATTACACCTATACAAAGGGTGATGTAATAATGGATGGCCTTGTATCAGGAGCTTTTGGTGGAGTTATGGGTGGAGCTTTCGGAGCATTAGATGCTAAGAAAGTAAATAACGCTATAGATATTACCATGAGAAATCTTAAAGCTGGTAGTAAAGCAAAAGCTAAAGCAAAACAAGAAGCAGTAGCAACTATTACAAATGCTAAACCATCAGTGATAGACAGTACTTTAGAAGATGTTGTTGATGTAGTTAATGTTGTTAGAGCAAAAAAATTAAAACAAAAATTAGACCCTCTTGATCCAGAGATGGTAAAGATGGGTCAAGATTTAAAGAGAGAAGTTTTAAGTACCAAACGTAACAAGATTCTTGATTCAGGTTTAGATACAGATACTATTAAAAGTATTATGGCTGCTGCTATTGAAATGAAAGGTAAACTAAAAGTTGGTAAAGGACAGAGAATAACTTCAGCAATAGCAGACCAATTAAGAGGAGATGTAGAACCTACAATAACTTCAAAAGAAGCAAATGCAATAAGAGAAAAGTATAATTTATCTGCAGAAGAGTTTTCTTATATATTTTTAGCAGAGCTATCTAAAGCAGGTAAACTTCTTGGGGAAGCAAGCCAAGTAAAAAGAGTATTTAGTAATATAGATGTACTAGCTAATCATGGTATATCTAGTTTAGCTGATAGAGAAGTTGCAGATATTTTTGAAGCTGTTGGTGGTAGAGAACAAGGTTTTAAAAATAAAAATAAAAATGCACCTAGTATTCCTCAAAATGCTTTAAGGTTAGCGCAAGATACAGACGCATTAAGAATTGCATTTATGACCTCTCAAGTAGGTACAACTATTGCTAACGTAACAACACAAGGTTTCAATACTTTTATTGATATATCAGATCAGTTTTGGAAAAACGTGCTACGCAGTACAGTCGGTAACAAAATGCCCGATGGTACTGTAGATAGACGTTGGGTAACTGGTACATTATCTAATTTACGTGGATTAACTATGAACCGTGAAGAAGCAATGGTTCTTAAAGATATGTTAATGGAAGATGCACCGTTTAAATATAGAGATTTATTCTATGAAAATACTCGTGCATTGAATCATATGAATAGTCAAAGTATGATGGCTCGTGCTGGTAGATTAGTAAATAAAGCTAACATTATGACAGATGCAGTATTTAAGCAATCCTATTTATATGCTTCTATAGATAGGCAATTAAGAGAAGTAAATGTACCTGCTGTTTTGGTTAGAAATGAACAGGGTCAAGTAGTAGAAACAAGACCAATAGGTAGAAATTTTTCTGAATTTATTTTAAATGGTAACTCTGTTAGAGATTTACCAGAAAAAGTATTAGACAAAGCAATAGACGATGCAAAAAGATTTACTTTTCAAAGAGACTATAAAAAAGATGTATCCCTCTTTGGTCGTGGTGCTTCTGCAATGCAACAACTACATAGGAAATACCCATTCTTAATTTCTGCAGGTGCGGATATACCGTTCCCAAGATACATAGCAAACCATTTAGAATACATAAATGATTATACTCCTATCGGTATGGTTACTGGTGGTCTAGATAAAATAGATGAATTAACTAAACGTAGTTTGGGTAGTGCTTGGAGTGATGGAATAAAGACAGGTAGAGATAGACTTGCAAGACAGATGACAGGTGTAGGTCTATTATTGGGTGGTATCTATGCAGCAGCAGCTAAACAAGGTGAAATAGATTTTGATAAACTAGAACTTGAAGGTGGTAGAGGTGAATTAGACATGGCTAGGGTTGCTGGTCCTTGGGCAGCTAACCTTTTATTAGGTGATTTAATCTATAGACATGCTACTGATAAACCTATTAACCCTACAACAACAAGTGAAAATATAAGAGAGATAATGGGTGGTGTTCCAGATATAGGAACAGGATCTTTTAATTTAGAGTTTCCTCTTATAAGAGAGTTGGTTAAGTCAGTAGAACGTGGAGAGGCTACAGAAGGTCTTGAAAAAGAATTAGGTAGTATCATGGCTACGTTTACTTACCCTGCAACTATTGCAAGAGATGTCTACGCACAGATAAACTTTGACTCAGCAGGTAATCCTTACACAAGACCAATGCTTCCTGGAGAAGCAGATCAAACAGATATATTTGGGGAAAGAAATTTTATCTCAGATATTATTAATAGTGAGATGTTAAAGAACCAAGCTACTAGATTTCTACTCGATTCTAATATGTTTAGTTACAACCAATCTAGAACACCTGTCTCTGGTAAAACTGGTTACGACTACAAACTGTATAGTATTTTTAATCCTAATGCAGTAGGTAGTTATAATCCTATCACTAAACAATTCGGTATGACACAAGAGCCACCAAGCACTGGTCTACAAAGAGAGATCACACGACTTAATTTAAAAGACTACAAACTGTACACAAATAAAAGTGTTCGTAACAGTAGTCTAGCTTACCAAGTACAATACAATTTATCTCAGAAACTACCTGCTTTATTTGAAGTGTGGAGAAAAGGTATACCACTAGGTGGTAAAAACAATCCTTATGCAGACCTTACCTACGATGAACTAGATGCACTGCCTATAGACCCTAAAGATATAGAATCTTATAAAGCTAAATTTCTTGATGCTTATATTAAAGGGCAAATTAAAAAAGAGGAAGAGGCTGTAAAAGCAGCCTTTGAAGATGCTCTATTAGATCCTAAATTAAAAAAGAGAACTATAGGATATATAAGAAATCAATATGAATTGATAACAGCAAAATTTGGTAAAGTTGATAATGTCATAGATAGAAACCCTGATAAGTTTGACGGTGCTGAAACTGCTAAAGAGTATCTATCTAGAGCTACAGATATTGAGGATGAGATAAACAGACGATTATATATTCTGGACGTGATAGAAGAAGAAGAAGCTGGAGGTATAGGTGAACCGCTTCAGGTAGGAGACTAATCATCTTCTAACATAAAGTCAGCCCAATCGTAAGCTGCTTTCTTTATATCATACATTTGAGATGCCCCTCTACTGTGAACGAGTAACCCAGCAAGTGCTTGACCTGCTAGGTATCTTCTCGCAGTGAGGGGCTTCATTGTTTTTGGGCTTCTCTTAGTCTGTGTAAACTTTCTCGCTTCTTCTGCTAATTTTTTGCTCATGCTCTTTTACTTTTTTTAGGTTGGTAAAGTAGGCTGTATTAAAACCAAACTCCCAACTTCTATTGTTATTAGTATTGGTCGGGTAGGGATTACCCAACTCACCTTTTTTAAAAGCAACCTGACCTTCATTGAAGGGGTTTACTTTCTTTTTGCCTTCATTGCGTCTAGCATTTTGTTTAGATACCATTGTGCCTTCTCCATATCTTCTACAGGGTTAGTCTTATATCTATGTCGGTGTTGATACTTTATCATATTACCATGACAGTATGCTATGAAACCATCTTCACCTAATACTTGCTTTATATAATCAATACACTCTATACCACCATCTAAATTATAGTGGGCAGGTTTATTAACAGGGTCGTACTTCATAGTGTAACTAGCTCCGCTTCAGTGTAAGGAATATGAAAGAAGTATTCTTTTCGTCTAGCATTAGCTAACCATATCTCCTTTGCACACTCTTCAGTAAGTTGGTAGTCTTTGATTCTCCATGCTTGTTTGCAGTCCTGACGTATTACATAAAAGTTACAGTATGTATTGTCAGCTTCTACTTTTTTATATTTATTTATAAGTCGATACTTTCTATACGGTATACGTATCTCTTTCCATTTAGGATTCCAATCACCTATCCATTGGTTCTTCATCTCTACTTCAGAGTAATACATACCACCATTTTTCTCACTCTTTATGTCAAAAGAAAAGTCTTCTTCTGTATCAAGGATAGTATGTCCAATACCTTCTAGGTAATTTGTTATTACTGTTTTCTT